CCCAAAATACTTTGGATGGGAGGTGTGCCAATGGCTTTGACATCAGCAATGGAGGACTATCTGGAGGCAGTCTTGATAATGCAGCAGCGTCATGGTTATGTCCGTTGCGTGGATGTTGCAGAGCAGTTAGGCGTAAAAAAGCCTTCTGTAAGCCGGGCGGTCAAGGAATTATCCAAATCCGGTCATCTTGTAAAAAATGCCGACGGCACACTATCCCTGACAGAACTGGGATTGCAGTTTGCCGAACAGATTTACGAAAAACATCAGTTTTTTACCAGACAGCTTATTGAAGCCGGGGTTCCCCATGATATTGCAGCGCAGGACGCTTGTAGACTTGAGCATGTCATTAGTGAACTGAGTTTTGCGAAGCTGAAAAATGTTCTCGAAAAGAAATAATTCTATACAAATTTATGGCGGCTTGGAAGTACAAAGCCGCCATAAATATTTTTGCTTTTCTATCATCCCTATATCTCTGTCCCGTCTTTAAAGGTCACCCGGATGTCCTTCTCACGGTATACCGTCACAAAATCCACCAGACTCGACCATAGCCGCTCATCAAATTCTGTAACCGGCTCCTGCGTCTCCACCATGCGGAGGAACTGCTCCAGCAACTTCTTCCTGTCATTTTTATCGGCAATCGCCTGGGTGACTTCATCAAACTGTGCCTTGACCGCTTCATATCGGCTCACCAGCCCGTTGTAACGCTCTGAATACTCATCCTGGTCGAGAGCCGTCCGGGCGTTCTCTGCCACGCACCGCTCCACCAGCCCTACGACAACCTCCAGTTCTTCCTTCAGTTCCGCCTGCTGCTTTTCCAGTTCCGCACTGCCACACAGCATGGCGATAACCGCCCGGACATTGGCACCCAGCTCAGCCTTTTCCGAAAGCAGAATATTGACCGCCCGGACAAAAGCGTCCTTGACCTGCTCCTCTGTGACATGGGGCGTGCTGCAGGGCTTTCCGCCTTTGTATTTGTGGTTGCACTGGTAGATGACCCGGCGGTATTTGTCCGTGGAGTGCCAGACCTTGGAGCCGTACCAGCACCCGCATTCACCGCACTTGATTTTCGAGGAGAACATACTCACGCCGCTGTAACGGTGCTTGTCCTTTGTCCGTCTCGCCATCTCCGCCTGGACATAATCGAAGGTCACCGGATCGATGATAGCCTCGTGGTTGCCCTCCACATAATACTGCGGCACCTCGCCCTCGTTTTTCTTTGTCTTCTTCTGTAGGAAGTCCACCGTGAACTCCTTCTGTAGGAGGGCGTCGCCCTTGTACTTCTCATTGGTAAGGATACTGCGGACGGTGGTCTGGCTCCAGACCGCCTTGCCGCCGGGAGTCGGCAGTTTCCGCTCCGTCAGTTCCTTTGCGATGGCGTGGCAGGTCAGCCCGTCCAGGAACAACTTATAGATCAGCTTGACGGTCTTTGCCTGCTCCGGATTGACCACAAAGCCGCCATTCGGCCCCCGGTCATAGCCCAGGAATCGCTTGTAGGCCACACTTGCCTTGCCATCTGCGAACCGCTTCCGCTGTCCCCAGGTGGTGTTCTCCGAAATACTCCGGCTCTCCTCCTGTGCAAGGCTCGACATGATGGTGATGAGCAGTTCGCCCTTGGCATCCAGCGTCCAGATATTTTCCTTCTCGAAGTAAATCTCCACGCCTTTTTCTTTGAGCATCCGCACCGTAGTCAGGCTGTCCACGGTATTTCTGGCAAACCGGCTGACGCTCTTTGTTACGATGAGGTCAATCTTCCCGGCAAGAGCATCTGCCACCATCGCCTTGAAACCCTCGCGCCGCCGAGTGTTCGTTGCAGAAATCCCTTCATCCGTATAGATAGCGACAAACTCCCAATCGTCCCGCCCTTTGATGTAATTCGTGTAATAGTCCACCTGCGCCTCGTAGCTGGTGACCTGGTCCTCATGGTCGGTGGAGACGCGGGCATATCCGGCAACGCGGCGTTTCTTTGTGCTGTTAATCGGCACCGCCGTGTACCGGCTGATCGTGGCTGGAATGGTTGTCACTTTTCTTTGTGCCATGCATTTTCCCCTCCTTCCATTTGGCCTTCATGAGCTGGCGCATATGTTCTTTAAATTCTTCCGTGTGCTTTGTGCCTTTTCGCTTCGGCTGGGTGTATTCGCGCTCCGCAACGCTGCCGTCACGGAGGTGGAACCGTACCGCCGTACCATTCACGGTGATTTTCTCCAGCGCCGCATCCATCGACTCTTCGGAAAAAGCATCCAGGCCAAGGACATCGCAGACCATACTTTTCAGAATCTCATCCCGGATGTTTGTATTCCCGCATGTCCTTCCGCAGTGCCAGCTTCTGATGCGTGTGCCGTCTTTCCGGGTCATGCTCTGGCAGCGGAAGCTCTCACCGCACTGCCCGCACTTGATAAGCCCTGTAAATTCGTAAAATCTGCGCCGGTTCGGATTGGTTGCCTTGTGCTTATGAAGCTCACCCCAGGCGGCTCTGCGTTCTTCGGTCCACCAGTCCTTTTTGGCTGTGGATTTCCATTTCTTTTCCAGAACCGAGCCGTCATAAAAATGAAATTCCAGCGTATCATCTCCAACTACATAAAGCTGTTCAATCTGCGCTGAAAATACGGCATCGTCAAATTCGGCTGTTCCAAGCACCTCTGCGCACGCGTTCTTCAGCGCCTTTTCCGGGATCGCCTTTGCGGGGCAGGATTTTGCACCCTTTTCACTCTTTGTCCTGCAGATCCAGATGTAGTATACCTCGTCCGGGTTCTTACGCTGGCGCTTGCCGCTCCTGCGGTAGTTCTTCCCGCAGAGAGGGCATTTGATCCTGCTAGTAAAGCATGAGGTATTGATGCTCCAATTCGCCAAGGCCCCAAGCTCCCGGCGGCGTACTTTTTCTTCCTGCACCGCCTGGTAGACCTCCATCGGGATAATGGCCTCGTGAGTATTCTCCACGAAATACTGCGGTAGCTCCCCACGGTTGATTTTGCTTCTCTTGCTGATGGTGTCTATTACATATTCCTTCTGAAACAGGAGATTTCCCGTGTAGGTAATGTTGCCGAGGATCTGCCGGATGGATGAATTTCCAAAGTGCTGCCCTTTATAGGACTTCACACCCATCTTGGCAAGTTGCTTTTCCGTGGTTTCCGCCGACAAGCCATTCAGGTAATTATCATAGATGAGCCGAACAATCTTCGCTTCATCCTCCTGGATGACCAGATGGTCGCCCTCCCAGCGGTAGCCATAGATTTGAAAGCGGCCGTTTGGAATGCCCTTTTCAAACCGCTTTCTCGTTCCCCATTTTACATTGTCGGAAATGCTGCGGCTTTCCTCCTGTGCAAAGGATGCGAGGATGGTCAGCATCAGTTCGCCGTCCCCGTCCATCGAGCGGATGTTCTCCTTCTCAAAACGCACCTCAATGCCCAGGTCTTTTAAGTGCCGCACCGTTTCCAGAAGGTCAACCGTATTCCTGGCAAACCGCGAGATGCTCTTTGTCAGAATGATGTCGATTTTGCCAGCTTCGCAGTCGGCGAGCATACGCTTGAACTCATCACGCTTGACTGTATTGGTACCGGAAATAAAATCATCTGCATAAACGCCGGCGTATTCCCAATCCGGGTTCTTCTGGATTAGCCCACTGTAATAGCTCACCTGTGCGGAAAGGGAGTGCAGCATCCGTTCCGACTGCATGGACACCCTGGCATACGCGGCCACCTTTTTCTTTTCCCGAATGGTGGGAACGGCCGCTTCGATTTTCCTTAAATTCGGCATAAAATTGCCCTCCTTTCCGCTTCTATACATCACTCTAAAGGCACGTAAAGTCAACGGATTTCGGAGAATAATGTGCCGAAAACAGGACGGTATTTTTCCAGAAACATTGTATCGATCTGACGGTACTCTTCCTCGCTGATCAGCCCCTTTTCGAGCATCCGCCTGACCATGCTCATGGTCGCTTGGTAGAGTTTTTCGTTTGTCAGCTGTTCCTTACTCACCGCCGCCACCTCCAAACCGATGCTGGATGTAGCAGGCATGGCTGCAGTACTTTCTCTCGGTGCGCCCGTAAACCGAAAAGGTCCTGCCGCAGTTTGCACAGATGACCTCCCGGATCGCCCTGCGGTCAACTTGATCGAGATGGGCATTCCACCACTTGTTTCTGCACTTGTCAGAGCAGAACTTCTTTTCTTTCCGGCCAGCTTGCTGGGCGACCGGCGCCCCACAGCACAGGCACCGATGCTCACCCGCACCAGTGACCGGCTTATCCTCTTTCTGTGCGTTCCTGCGGCAGAAGGATTTTACTGTATTTTCTGAGATCCCGACTTTCCGGGCGATTGCGCCATAGCCCATGCCCTGCGCCCGGAGAGCGGATACGATCATTCTCTGTTCATTCGTCACCGCTGTCCCTCCAATCTGTAACTTTCTACCTCTGAAAGGACAGAAGCCGGGGATTTCAGCGGATAAAAAAAGACCCGTGCGCAGCCGACCATAGAGAGCCGATTGCACACGGGTTTTCTTGTTTCCTTATTCGGTTTTTACTGCATAGTCCAGAGAAATCCAGCCGGCGCCGGACTTCAGCCGTCCCCAGCCAGCAGAGGCCCCCTGGCCGGACTGGACCTCCACGATGGTAAACACGCCTTTGCCGGTAAACTTCCCGGTTTTGGCATAGTCCGTCCCCGGCCCTTTGCGGATGTTCAGATCGGAGATGCTGACCTTGACGGTAAACGGCACATCCGGTGCCGCCTTCGTTGATGTGTTCGGTGTGTAGATGTTTACACCGTTATTATCGAACACGCTATATCCCGGATTGGCATCAGCGCACTTCTTGGCATTAGAGAGGATTTTGTATGCGCCTTTCTGCGATTTGCTGTCAGACCATGCCTTACGGACACGGTAATAGCCCTCTGTCAGCTTTTCAGGATACTCAGTCTCGGTGCCCTCGGATGCCCCGCCGCCAAGCTGTGCTGTGACCTTTGCGGCAAGATCACCCATCCGGGCATACATCCAACTGCCCGGACAGGACTTGTTGGCAAACCAGCGATGAACAGTCAGCACCATCTCATCAGACTTCGGCTCATAACTGAGTGTCTTATCCTTATCACCCAGCCAGAGGAGCTTTTTCTTGCCGTTGCGCTTGCAGATATCCACGCAGAGCTTAATGAGCGTCTGGTAGACCACATCCTTAAAGGCATACGGCTCTGTGGTATCGGACGCGCACTCGATGGTGACCGCCCGCTGGTCGTTGGCGCTGGAGGAGGAACACCAGGAGCGGTTTTTCTCCTCCACATACATTCCCACACGACCGTCCACGCCGATGCCATAGTTGCAGCTTGCCTGTCTGGAAGTCGGCAAGAAGATATTGCCCAGCGTCTCCACCGAGCATTGCCCCACCACGCAGTGGGGCGTAATGCGGTCGATGCTGTGCGTCCGCTGCCCGGAGTGGTTTGGGCTGAGTTTCGTATAAGATACCAATGAACTGTTTGTGTAAGTCACTTAATTTTCCTCCTTTTCCGCTCTGTCATGGAGCTGTGCCAGGATGTCCTTCATCTTCTCCGGCACAGGAAGCCCCAGGTGCGCCGCGTTCTCCAAAAGGCTCACACCCTCGTTGGAGAGGTAAAAGAAGATGACCGCCGTGCGAAGGACGCTGCCTGTGCCAATCACCTGCACATCCAGGATGTTGGCGATCCCAACCAGCAGGAAGATCAGCACCTTCCGGCAGATGCCCTTAAAGCCCACCTCGCTGGACAGTTTCTTGTCCGAGATGGCGCACATCACGCCTGTGACGTAATCCACCGCCACGAATACCACCAGGGCGATGAGCAGCCCATCGCAGCCGCCCAGGAAATAGCCCAGCCACCCGCCGATGGCCGCAAAGATCACCTGCGCCGTGTTCCAAAGTTCCTTCATGTTGATACCTCCGTTTCTTGAAATGGTTTTGTGTATGAAAAAAGCGGCCGCCCCGCAGGGCAGTCGCCAGTTCCCGTAAGTTATTCTGTTTGCTTCGGCAGCCATTCCCACAGCCGCATATCCTCCTGACCCAAAGACCACATACACATCCCCCGGAGCTTCCAGCGGTACGCCGCCTGGTTTGCCCAGTAGACCAGGGAATCCACGTCCTGGTAGTAGAGGATGGAAAAGCCGTCCGCGTCTCCAAGGAACAGCCGGGATATCCAGATGTTGATGTCCTTCGGTATGACCTTTGCCGTGTAGTTCCCGCCGCAGGAAATCTCCAGCAGGTCGGAGTGAAAGAAATCATAATCCAGGGAGATGTCCTCGCTCCGGGTGGAGGTTTCCTCCACATCGGAGGTCAGCGTGAATACCTGGAACTCCTCATCCCAGGTGCAGTTCGTGCGGGATATCCTTCCGTAGCTTTTAAAGCTGCCGTCCGGCATCTCCACATCAAACCGCTCATACGGCTCGTAGGTCCAGGCGTCTCCCAGACGCAGAAGTTCGCAGACCGTGGTGTTGTCCGAGCGGTACCCAGCGTAGCCCCCGGAAAAGCCGCTGGCTGTCGCCGTGAAGCGCAGGGTGTAGGAAGAACCGGAATACACCCGCACCCGGTTCCCACGGACGCGCATCTCCACCGTGTACATGGTAGGATTGCCCCGCAGGTCCTCCGAGAAAGTCCTTGTGATCTCCTGGCTGTAGCTGCCAAGAAGCGTGGAGCCGTTGTATAGCTCCACCGCCTGGGTGTCGTAGTTTAAGCAGCAGAACAGGCTGCCGCAGAATACGCCGGCCCGTCCGCTCCCGTTTGCCGGGAAGGCCAGCCTTGCCCGCAGATGCAGCTCCGAAAAGCCGTCATACTGCCACGCAAGCTCCCCATGCCCTTCAAGCTGGGAGTAGACACGCTCCATCGAATATTCATCCGACCGCCACACCTCGAAGGAGCCGGAGCGCACCGTCCAGTAGTCCGTCTCCAGCACACCGTAATCTTGGAAGTCCTCATACCAGATGAGCGCCGAATCCGGCTTCCTGCGGAGCATTTCCAAAGTCAGCTTGAAACCTTTATCGGGTACGGCCATATTGCCGTCCACATCCTTAAAACTCCTGGGCGCAAGGGCGAAGGTGGCCTCCCCGGCGGTAGGTTCCTCGGAAAAGGCGGAGCAGACGCGGAAGCCGTAAAACTGGACGCCTTTGACGTCCAGAGAGATGGTGATGGTATGCGTCCCGACTGAGAGCGTTACACCGCTTGCGAGGGACGCCCAGAAGGTACTCCGCCAGTACGGCCACCACAGGCGGCTTTCCGTGAAGTGCTTTGTGCTGCCGTCCAGCGCCGCATAGATGCCGTTCTTGTCCCAGAAGGGATAGCAGAGCCGCACCGCCACATCGTAGGTTCCCGCCGACTCCACCTTAAAGCTGTAGGTCACCGAACCGTTATCGCCCAGGGTTGCGATGCCGTTTTCAATGGAGACAATGCCGGACGCGCTGGAGTAGCCGTCAGCGTCCCGGTCGATGAAAATAGTTCCGAACTCGGTTTTCTGCTCCTTGCCGTAGGCAGTCAGGTAGCGCCTGCGGTTGTATGTGTCCGCAAGCTGAGGGTACTCGCGGGAAACTGCGTCCGCTCCTTCCATGTAATCGTAGACATGGGGAAAGGCGTAAGGCACCTTGTCATAATCATCCCAATAGGCTACGATAGGGAGAAAGGGCTGGGGCGGCGCGTCACCTGTGAAGTTGTACGCTCCCGTCATCCAGTACCTCGCGGCGTAGTAGGTGTTGGAAACGCCCCGGTAGGTCTCGCCCAGGTTCTCCGGCGTGTCATAGATTTGCCAGTTCCAGCCGTAGGCCGGCATCCCCAGGAAAATCTTGTCCGGGTCCATGACCCGGGTGGCGTAATCGTAAATGCCCTCCAGCCAGCTTCTCGGAGAAACCGGCCCCGGCGCGGAGCCTGCCCAGGCCATGCCGTAGCTCATAATAGACGCCGTGTCACAGCAGGAGTCGAGGTCCCCATAGACACACCAGTTCTCGCCGCCCACCGAGCCGTTGACGCTGGTCATCCCTGGCAGGCAGATGTTCATGTGCTTCGTGGCATCGTAATTCTTTACCGTATTGTAGATGTTCTGGAACATGGCGGTTGACGCGGCATGGGTGGAGTAGCCGTCCCCTCGTTCCAGGTCAATGTCGATGCCGTCACACCAGGGATACTTCTCCATGATGCGGATGATCTCCGAAAGGAACATCTCCTGCGCCCCGTTTGTGTTGTCCCGCAGGGCGCGGAAGATGCTGTTCGCCCCGTCGTTTGCCACCGTCAGCAGCCACTTGATATGGGGCCATTTGTTGATGTAGGTGAGCATATCCGAAATCGCCACCCCGCTCTCGTAAATCTCCCCGGTGGCCCGCACCTTAAAGGAGAACAGCCCGATCTGGCTGATGCGGTCGCCGTAGTCCCGGAGGGCTTCATACATCCGGGCATTTCCCATGAACGTCCACACCATGATCTGCTTGCCTTTCAGTGTATCCATCAGATTGGCTCACCTCCATCCTGCATTTCCTGCATCTCAAACAGCACCCTCGCCGTTTTCCCTTCCGGGAGCGTCACCTTATGCTTGGAATCCCAGGCGGCGCTGTACTGGTAAAAGCCCTCTTTTTTCTCCGGGCTGCCGTTCTTCGTACACTGCCGTGTAGAAGCCAGCAGGGCGAGGTCCGCTTCCGCCGGGACAGCGTTAGGGAAGGATACCTTCTGGCCGCCCACCCCCTGTGCCAGCTCGATAGAACCCCCATCCATATCTGACTTCGGATAGATATGCACATCCAGCCCAGCGGAAGTCTCCCCAAGGTTAAAAAGGATGACCGTTTCCTCGCCCCGCACCACGCCGTTGAACCAGACAGGAGCCTTAACCTCGCCGTCCACACGCAGCTTTTGTAGGAAGGGTTCCGTATGGGGCGTGTATCCCGTCAGCGCCGGTCCCTCCTGGAGCATCAGGTCCGTAAAATAGATCGTGCCGGAGCAGTCCGCGATGGTAGGCTTTACGGTAACGCTCACGACACGCATATCCTGTTTCCGGTTGATGACCTCCGCCAGCCGGACAAAAGCAATCTCAGCCATCCAGCGTCCACTTCATCTCGCAGGGATGGCCTACCCATCCCGTCGCCACGGACCCAGCCTGCAGGAGGATGTCCGTGATAAAAAGCGTCCCGGTGCAGTTTGTGATGCACACCCGCACCGTGATGGACTTGACCCTGGAGGAGTAATTCTCCGGCGCGATCCTGGCGGAAGTTGAAGATAAATATGCCATGCCATCCTCCTTCCATCAGTACAAATCAATGAACCGGCTCTCCGTGCTGCCGTCCTCATACTCGATCACTACTTCAATGCCCACCTGGGAAGTTTCGCTTAACTTCTCCAAGTCTTCCGAACCGATCTGCGCCGACAGGGTGTAGCTGGAGCGGTTGGCGGGATAAACGGTCTGGGACAGGCTTTTCGTCATGCCGGCCACACCCTCCGCCTTAAAGGACGCCGTGCCGGACGCGCCGTTTTCGCTGTCCGCCTCAAAGCCGGAGCTGACCCAGTAGGCAAGCCCGTCATCGGCGCGGGAGTTTCTAAGCAGATTGAAAGGAACCATTTCCCGGATGTCGTTGTTCGACACCATGCTGGTGCCTTCCAGCGAGTCCGCCGCGTTGTCCCATTCGCTGGCGGAACTGCCCAGGTTCTTCAGCGTGGTGGAAAGCTCCAGCACCGTGTTCCACGGCTCCTGCAGGTTGTATTCCCGGCGGACAATTCTTGTGGTGACCGAAAGCCCCAACTCCTTATCCTCCACCCGGACGTAATCTCCCAGTTCCCAGGCTTCATGCTCGTAGCCCGTCAGCACGGATAAGTCCATCGCGTTTAACACATAGGAAATGGTGGGCTTGGCGTAATCCGCCAGCCGCATCTCGGTATATTCTTTCATCTGGTAGGGATTCGTGAAAGAGGAGCAGTCCAGGGTGGAGATTCTCACCTCGTCTGTGTAGGTGAAGTCCTCCACATAGGGCCTTCCGCCGTTGATGTCCGCGAAGGTCATCCCTTCCGCGCCCACGGCGTACAACCGGGTCACAAGCTCCCTGGTGTCCACCACCCGCTGGATGGATTTCATGTTCTTCTTGTAGGCAAAAAGGGCGCCGCTGTCCTTGCCGTTGACCGTCAGCAGATGCACCAGCCGGTTCGGACAGTCAAAGACCAGGTCGCCGCCGTGGAGGTCTGCGATATTCCGCAGGATGGACAAAGCGTTTTTCGACCTGCTGGTCCAGGTGCGCTGTGTCCGCATTGTCACCGTGCCGACGCTCCATTCCGTCCCCTCCAGGGCGTATGCCATCGCCGTTTCCGGGTACTCCGCTTCAAAGGTGCGCTCCTCCTTGCGGACAGAGAAGGTCAGATCATAGAACTCCGCCTCCGCGTACACCTCTGTGACGGCACTGCCGTCTGTGTCCCTGGTGTCCGTGACCGTCCTGACCTTATACACATCATCCACGATCTGGATCTTCTTCTCACTGTCGATATAGCCCCGCTTGCCATCCCGGTAGGGAATCTTAAAGGAAAGGGTGTCCTCGCCGTTGATCTCGCTGGTCACAATGATGTCATAGGCGTTTTCCAGCACCGCCTC